CTCTAGCACCTCCATTATTCTTTCTCTTATCCATAATTGAATTTTTTTTGTTTATTCAATCTATTTATATAACGTAATTAAAATGCAAATTTAGAATAATTCTGTCTGAGTCGTTGGTTTATAACTAGCATCATACCTTTTGTTTTTGCCTTTAGGATAATCATATACTTTCATTTTTAAACGTTTTTTCATTTGTTTAATTTCTGATTTACTACCATTAAAATACAGATACCTATGGGTTGGCTTAATTAATATTTTATCTACTACCTTTCCTTTGTTTTCAATTCCCCTTCTAATATCAAACGTGCTACCATCTTCAAAAACGTATTTATGTTTTGGTGTGCTTACACCTGTGTATATCCAATTTGTAGCTTGGTAAATGTAACCATTATGTCCTTGATTTTGGTCAGCATAAGAAACTATGCAACTTGGTTTAGGCAACATCTTTAAGCATTTAGAAACAAAATAAGATAGTGTGTTTTTTGGTAGCCCATCATTTACGACTAATCTATTTAATTCAAGTGTTAAACATTTATATTCGTTAAAAACGCATTTACCATTATTATAGTTGTAATTTGGTGGAAAACCAAACGTACAAACACCATTTAAAACACTATCAATATATAATCCAAAAGCATAAGATATGCTACAAATTCTTTTAGCATAGTGTTTATACAAAAGCCATTCCTTACAAAGCTCTTTCTTTATAGATTTTACTTCGTATTCCTCTGTAATCATTCAACGACTTCTTTCTCGTTGTATTTCCATTCAAAACTTTTTACAACATTCCTGACAAATCCTAATGCTTCTTCTTCTCTGTGTTTAGGTATTCTACTCACTAGCTTAACCAATGGAAGGTCTAGTTTCTGTTGTAGCTTTTCGCATTTATCTTCTAGGTACTTCATCTTGTTTATCTCATCAAGACTTACATCATCCTTAAATACAAAGTAGTTTTCTGTTTCTGCAAGAGACCTATTGTATCGTTTGTTTGTAGAATATGAATTGACTGCATTTATTACAGTTGCGTGAGTGATGTGTTTACCATTATCTTGAAAGAAGTTGGCAATGCTTATCCATCTCATCTTTAGTTTTACTCTCATCAGATAACATAATAAAGACCTTACTTCTATTACACTTCTTCTTCTTGTGTTTTCAAATACGTTTATGCCAGTTATCTCTTTAAGTTTATTGGCTAACTCTATTGGTTTTAAATTTACGTTCATTGTGTTCTTAGTTTAAGTAGATGATAACATTCTGTGTATTTCTGTCTTGCCTTGCCTTTGTATTCTTGTATGAATAGCTCATATAATTTTCTTGTGTATTGATATTGTGTTTTGCAACCATCAAAATATCTCTGTGCAAACCTAGCACCTTTACCCTTCATATATTGTACGTTGTCTGCTTGGTCTCCCACTATCATCTGTTCATAGAAGTTGTACATAGCCTGTTCTTCTGTTATGTTTAACACCTCTCTGTGTTTGTGGTGATAGTTGTATATCAGAGCTGGGAATTGTCTGTAGTCTTTGTCTATTGATACTATCATTACGTTGTCTCTGCCTAGTTCCTGAGATAGCTGATACCAATGTCTAGCAACCAAGTCATCTGTCTCTATTCCGAAGGCTTGTATGCCATCATAATTATCAAATACATATTGGTGCATATCGTTTAACAAAGGAGGTATGTTTATCTTCTTTCTGTTGGCTTTGTATTTAGGTGTAATTATCTTCCTGAAGTTGCCTTTGCTTCCATTGAATACCATAACCTTGTCTACAGAATATATATCGTCAAGGTCATTTACTATCTTCTGAAACTGCTCATCAAACTTATGTTGACATTTGTCTATTGTCTCGTAGAATGGACTCTCTATGTTCTCAGCTTTTGTTGTCAGACAACTGGCAAAGATTAAAGAATCCGCATCTACTAAAAGAATCATTTTTTTCTCTCTGTATAATCTACAATCCAAACGAATATGATTAGAGACATTCCGACTCCAAATAAAACTCCTTCAAAATAATCCATTATAATTTGTCTAAAGATTGCTTTAGTCTTTCGTAGTTTTCGTTCTCTGTCTTGTCTCGTTCTCTTGCAGTTAATGTTACAATAAGAGATAGGTCAGGGAATAAAGAGTCTATGTCTAATACCAATAGGTTGTCATCGTTTCCGTACTGAATACATAGTTCATTGTTTGCTGCCCATATATTGGTTATGTCTCTGACGTATGTGTTTTCTTTAGCGTGAGCTAGTTTATCTTCCAGCTCTTGGATTCTTTCCTTCTGTGTCATTTTATTAGTCTTTAAAATATCCTACTACCACCCAATGGTCAGGCTTTTGCAAAATGCTTGTTAATTTAAAACTTGTATTGAATAAGAAACTATCTAGTTGTTCCTCTGATGAAATGTAAAATTCTCTTGTCTGTTTGTCCATATGGCTAATATACAAAAAATTTCACAACTTTAATTCATCTTATTTATATTTATTATTGTTGCTTGATTCTCTGTCAACAAATAGACATCTTTTAAGACCTTTTTTTTAGTCCACATTGTAGTATCAGGACAATACATACTTGTGGTTTCAGGTAACTCAATATCATTTAGCCAGTACATAAAATTACCTTTAGGGTCATTGACAAAATAGAACTTCAGAATGTCATTGTCTAAGGTCATTAAGGATTCATACTTGTCTTTTTCAAGCATTTTATCTTCATAGTATTTAGTGCGAAATTTCATCTCTACGACACAATCTTTTCCTTTAGGTGTATAACCTTTAGCATCATAAGGAAGATATCCCTTACCAGTCCATTCTAAATTCCAACCATCAATATTTAATGTAGCTACAACAGATTGTTCTAATTTATTAATCTGTTCTAACCCCATTATCAAAGATTCTGTTAAGGTCAGCAATCCATCTAATTATTGTTTTTGGGTTGCAAGTACAGGGTTTGTAGTATTCGTGTTTAGGAACTGAATAGAGTGCGTGTAACTGGCACACCATTTCAAATTCTCGGGTAAGCAATGACTTACGCTTTGACTTTCGAAATAGCTCCCATTTTTTATAGTCTGTTTCATCGAATTGAATCATTTTCTTAATATTTTTATGTTGTTTAATTTTTTTCTTCTGTCATCACATTTACACTTTGTATCATTATATAAATGATATTTGTCCACAAGATATTTTATTCCTGTGTATTTAGTTATGTAATATATTAAATCTCCTAATCTCATTTTTTGTATTTTTTATAAGCTAAATATCCAATGATAGTTATTCCAATACAAATTGGACAAGGATGTAACAAAGCTAGATTCATAATATTTGTTTTTAATTTATTTGTAATTTTTTAATATCCCATTTTTTTCCGATTCTATTCAAGGTATCTATTAAACCATTATCTTCTTTGATGTGTTTCCATTCACCTTTATAATAGATTTTTTCTACCTTACATTCACTTAAAGGTATGTCAATTTTTTCATTCTTAAAATTATGAGTGACAAACAATACGATTGACCTATTCGTTTTCCAAGAATCGCATATTCTTTCTAAGACTAATCTTTGTCCTGTGGGTATGTCGTTGTGTATTCGTTTGACCTCTATCAGAATCAGAACTTCATTGTCAAATTCTAATACTGCATCAATGTCCGTTGGATGTATTCTACCATTTTCTACTCCAGTAAAATCTAGTCCTTGCTTTGTCTGATTACTGTTTCGTATTAAGCTCATAAAAGTCTTTTTAGTTTTTCTTTAACTTTTATGTATGTATTGTAAAGAGAGTAGTATTGTATTCCAGTCTTTCTTGATAAAGATGCAATGCTCATTCCCTCGTTTATAATCTCAAATATCTTTTTGTCATACCAGTATTGCTTGTCTAGTTCATCTTGTATGTCTGAGTATGTCGAATCATAATTTGCATCGTGTGACACAAACTCTGAATCATCTATCTCTTGGTATTTTATATTTTTTTCTTTGCGTTTTAAGTCAAGAAATAAAGTTCTTAGGGTCTTAAATACATAATAGTAATTTATCTCATCCTCATAGCTGATGTCTAATCCCTTTTCTAATTTGATTTGCATTTTTATATACATCTCAGAGACTAAATCTTCAGAAGTTACCCTATTGCATCCAAATGATGACACAATATCAATCCAAGTATTGTGTTTAGCGTATAGTTTTTTTATCGTTTCTTCTACCATTCTTGTAATGGGTCATACAAATCCCCTACCACTTCAGGATAACCGATGTCATTTACCTTAAAGCTGAAGGTCTCGAATGAAAAGTTACGACTTCTTTTGCATTTTACAGTAATCATTTCTTTGTTTACTGTGTTTGCTTCTAGTTGTATTTGTGTTTCTGCCTTCTTTTCTAACAATGAACCTAGATGTCCTGTTGGTTTGTCTGAACCAAAGTTCGAATGTATTACTAACATAATATGACAATTATAAGTTGCAGACCATTCCATTAATTTTTGTACTAATAAATTACATTCTGTCAAATTATTGACATCACCAACTAGGTCTGCTACACCATCGACTATGCAAAAGCCTACATCCTCATATTTATATTTTAGGCAATATTCTATGAATTGTATTCTATCCTTATAATCTAATGTTCTCAAAGCGTATGTGTGATAATTATCTACATCAGACAACCCTGACATATTAATTGTCCTTTTGAATACCTTAGATGCGTGCCATTTGCCTTGCTCTGTGTCTATATGTAGCAAGCTCTTATTTCCTCTGTGTCCTTTTATATCACCTGAGAAGTGATTCTTACCACTTAAAAAAGCTGAAGCCAATAATGAAACAAAGAATGTTTTCTTGGTCTTTGGAGGTGCTTGGATAGTAGATAGATTTCCGTATGTAGCTATTGGAATAGGTAGTAAGCTATCTCCCTGTGTTGTCTTTATTAGTTTCTCTCCAAGCGATAAAGTTACTGGAGGATATTCTATATTTTCTTTTGGGTCTATGTAGCAATCTTCTTCTATAGATTGCATTATTACATATTCTGTTTGTTCTTCGTCTGTAAGTCTTAATTGCATTGGTCAGTAAATATAAAAAAAAGAGGGGTAAAAACCCCTCCTAATTAAAATGGTAAATCATCGGTGACTGGTTGAGCCACTTGCTTTTCTTCTTTCTCTGCAAGAGTGACTTTACCATCAGTCCAAACCACCTTGCCATTGCCTAAATAATTCTTTGGCTTCTTGGCTTCTCTTTCTTCTTTGGATTGAGAATCAGTTAAGGCAACATTATTGCCAAACCTAGTTTCTTCGTTTACTGCAATAGTTAGATTATAGTAAACTGCTCCATCCTTGCCTTTGAAAAACTTTTCCTTTGGCATTTTATCAACCCTAATGGTTGCGTTGATTAATGTACTCATATTGATTTAATTTAATTTAGTTACTCTTAGTTTCTTTGAAGTCATCGCTTTCATCTTCTCCCATCACACCTAGCTCATAAAAACCAGTCAGCTTCAATACTGCTCGTGATAAGGCTCTTTTCTCTGCCATCTCTGCAACATACCAATTCATACAGTTGCCATCGTTATATTTTGAACCTTTAAGTGCAGAACCAAATGTCTCAATGTGGTCGTTTGGTTTGTGTGATACATAAGCATTGGCTTTTATAACTGCAAAGTTAGTTTCGCATCTAATGACCTCATAGGATATGTTAATAGATTCCTGAGATTGTATCTTCTCAATACCCTGTCTCTTGATAATTGTATAACTTTTCTCTCCTACCTTTTTAGTAAATATGTCACTATGTTGTAAGTTATAGTGTTCATACAACTCTTTTAGTTTTTCTCTGTCCATTCTGATTTGTTTTTAATGATTGTTTTTAAAGTTAAGATTTCTGATTTTAATTTTGCATTTTCTTTACGAAGTGCAATAACTGCATAATGGTCAAAAAGATGTTTATCTTCCATCGCAGTCATAAATTTCTGATTTGTCATTTGTTTGTTGTTTTAAAATTAATAAAAAAAAGGGAAAGGTGTTACCCTCTCCCTGTTTGTTTTTTAGATTGTTGTTAAGTCTATTGTGTTTTTGTAAACTCGACTACCAACTGCGTATCCTGCGTTCCAAAGTTTTTCTCCTGAACCTATTTCTACAACTGTATAGTATTCTTTATTTTCTAATACTATCTTTTCTGTGTAGATTGAATCACCTTTTTGATAAGTTATTGTTCCGTCTTTAAAAATAATTGCTTGCATTTTAATAATTGTTTTGGTTAGTATTATGATGTAAATATAAACAAAAAATTTTAAAACCAAACATTAGGGCAAAAAAAAGAGGATAAAAATAAATCTA